TACAACAAAGGGTGATATTACAATCCCAACAAATAACAATCAAATTACCAATGGTGCGGGGTATATTACGGGCATCACAAGTGGTATGGTTACAACCGCATTGGGTTACACTCCCGTAACTAATGCAAGACAATTAACCATTAATGGTACAACTTATGATTTAAGTGCGGATAGGTCATGGACAATTAGCGGAACGATTGGTGGATTGACAAGTGGGTATATTCCAAAGGCAACAAGTGCCTCCACGTTGGGTAATAGTTTGATTTATGATAATGGTAGTTTTATTGGAATAAATACAACTACAAATGGTGGTGTATTATCTATAAATGGAACAGACCCATTAATTGGATTTCAAAATTTAGGAAGTACAAAATGGCAAGTTGGATTAGAAAACACATCATCTGATAGATTTGTTTGGTATAATAATGCAGGGGCAGCTTACAGAATGGTACTTACCTCTGGCGGAAACCTACTTGTGGGAACTACCACGGATTCGGGTTACAAGTTAGATGTAAGTGGAACAGGAAGATTTGCAAGTTCTTGGGGTGCAACTACATCTAATCCATTTTTAGTAATTGAAAGGGCAGGTGGAGCAGTTAGTTCAGCTATTGGTTATGATAATACAAATACAAGAATGTATTTTGGTACTACCACTAATCATTCATTAGCATTAAGAACAAATAACACCGATGTGCTTACTTTAGCCTCATCGGGTGCGGCAACTTTTTCAAGTAGTGTAACCACAGGTGGTAGTATAACAATCGGAACGAGTGGTAATTATGTAGCAGGTTCTATTTATTCCGATGGCAATTGGGGTATGTTATTTAGGGCTAAACAGGCATCACCAACAAACGCAGAATTTAGATGGTCAAATAGTGCTGATTCTGAGTTAATGCGTATCACATCCGCAGGAAATCTATCCATCGGAAACACCAACAATACTTATAAGTTAGATGTAACGGGGACGGGTAATTTTACAGGTGAATTATTTGTTAGAGGTAATGCAAGTGCATATACAACACATACATTTACAACGGGTGCATCAAACGTTGCTTTATATGACCAATTAAATGCAAGCGGTACTGTTATTAATAGATTTAACGCAGGTGGAAATTCATATATTAATGGAGGAAACCTTGGATTGGGGACGTCATCTCCTGGGGAAAAATTAACCATTAATGGTTATGTAGATGTGTATAAATCTGCAAAATCACCTCTTGTGCCATCCTCCCATGATAAACTTGTTCTTTTCCCCGATGATGTATTTTGTACCGAAAATGACGTTTGAACATTCGCAACCGAACTATTTAAGAAAATATAGTTATGCGAATTGTTTTCCACTTGCAATTTAACCGAGGGCGATATTGTACCGATTCCTATATTCGTACCATTATCATAAAGTAGACTATTACCCAACGTGGAGGCACTTGTTGCCTTTGGAATATACCCACTTGTTAATCCACCAATCGTTCCACTAATTGTCCATGACCTATCCGCACTTAAATCATAAGTTGTGCCATTAATGGTTAATTGTCTTGCATTAGTTACGGGAGTGTAACCCAATGCGGTTGTAACCATACCACTTGTGATGCCCGTAATATACCCCGCACCATTAGTAATTTGATTGTTATTAGTAGGAATTGTAATAACACCCGTTGTGCTATTGTATGCCCCACTACCCGCAACAAATGATAGAGATGCTCTTGCTCTACTATCTAAGTAATATAGATTCCCACTTTCAGTTACTTGTGCGGTTGTATAATCACCACTTGTGGCAACGATTGCCCCCGTTCTACCAAATACACTTGTTACCGCATCGGTGTTTATATCACTCCATGAGGCGGTTAATGTTGAACCATCTTGCTTGGTTAATGTTAATGTCTTTGTTGTTGTGCCACTAACACCAATTGATGTTAATGAACGATTATAGGCGGTATCCCAATTGCCTTGTGAACTAATTGTTGGCAATGAATACCCCGCACTAAATGCTAATGCTAATGTACCCGATGTTGTAACGGGTGAACCACTAACACTAAATCCTGTTGGTGCGGATAATCCTACACTTGTAACCGTTCCCGCATTACCACTTGAAACACTACCATCGGCCATTAAAAATTGCGATGATGTGCCTCCGCTTTTAATAAACTTATTAGCCGTTAAATCATTTACAAATGTTGCATTCCCACTTGAATACATCACAAACTTATTGGTCGTGCCACTATTTATCTCTAATCCACCACCATCGTTTTGGATATTCCAAATTGTTCCACTACTTGTGTCGCTTAATTGTAACGTTGGTATTGATGATGAGATTGCTAAATCTCCACTTAATGATCCACCGGTTAATGCTAATCGTAGATTTAACCCACTATTTACCGCATTGACACTCGGATATTTAGTTGATGATGCATTTAAATTACTTGATAAATTGGCTAATGTTTGGAACGTTGAATTGGCGGTTGCAAATGAAAGGTATTCCGTTTGATCCAACTCCCATGTGTTCATTCCGTTCTTGCGTAATAAACCGGTTGTTAGGGCCAATGCGGCGATCGCGGCTAAGTCCGCATCATAAGGTTGATAATTTGTCGAATCAACCGATCCGTCCGCTTTTAAGAATTGAGATGATGTTCCACCCGCTTTAATTAATGCGTTTGCGGTAAGATCATTGCTAAATGCGGCATTACCACTCGAAAAAATATAAAACTTATTCGTGGCCCCATAATTTAACTTAAATGTTGATCCATCATTTTGAATGTTCCAAATGGTTCCACTTGATATATCACTTAAAGCAATTTTTGGATAGGAATAATCTAAGGTGAGATCACCGGTCAATGTTCCACCCGTTAGATTTAACTTTAATGCTAACCCACTATTTACCGCATTTACCGATGGATACTTGGTCGCGGAGGCGGTAAGGTTTGAAGAAAGGTTTGCATACGTTTGGTATGTCGATGTGGCAAATGCCAATGAGATATACTCGGTTTGATCTAATTCCCACGTATCCGTGCCATTCTTACGCAATAAACCGGTGGTTAATGCTAATGCATCAATCGCGGTAAGATCGGCCGAATATGGTTGATATTGCGTTGAATCAATGGATCCATCGGCTTTTAAGAATTGTGTCGATAATCCACCAACTCGTTTAAATTGATTGGCTAAAATGTTGCCATTGACAACTAATTTCTCGGTTAATGTCGTGGCCCCTATTCCAACGTTTGTGCCATTAGTAAAAATGACACTATCTTTCATTAATAAGTTATTATCATAAAATGGCAAATACCCTTGCGTTCCAAAGATGTTTTGATTTTTCCATACCATTTCTGCATCATCGTAAACCAATATGTTTTTATCGGCTACCGATGTTATTTGAACATTATGTAATTCATCTAACTCATAGCCATTGTCAACTTTAACAAATATTTTACCATGATTTTGATGAGCATAAACTACGAATCCAACGATCACGGTGTGTGTTGGTGCTTGTGGTTTGATGTTTGTTAGCACTCCAGGTAATAGGCCACTCAAATACAATGTATCACCATCCGCCCATGTTTCACCTTGCAAATCTCCCGTGGTGTCAATCTCATTTACTAACCCACTTACCGTAACGAATCCCTCTTGATTATTAGCAATTGTTTCGGTAACTAAACCAATCGTATCTTTTGAATTGGCATCATTATCCGCTTGTGCTAAACCAACTTGTAATCGTTGCCCTTGCGCCCCTATGATTTTAACTACTTGGTAATTAGATTCTAATAAAGATGCACCACTACCATTTACAACTCTTGCCACTTGTTCTTGGCCAATTTGTAATGTTACATTCCCACCTTTTAATTTTAGATCGGCGGTACCATCGGTATTATTCCAGGACATGGTTCCGACACTTGTTGGAACACTTGTAGGTGCTACATTTAATTGTAAGAAATCGGAAATTAATCCGTAGGTGCCAAGGTTTAAATCTTGTGTGGCCCCAACGTATGGAACGTAACCACCACCACCTCCGCCTCCACCATTGACAATATTCCACCAAATCTTTTCGATTGAGGTAAGTACCGTATCCGATGATGTAACACTTCCCGATGTGGAAACGAATCCGGTTAATGGTGTATTTAATACGCGTGGTTGCGTAAAATAAAGATTAGATCCTTCACCAATTACCGATGTTGTAGATCCGATTGGTAAATATGTCGATGATGCACTTGCTACCGATAAATAAGATGTTGAATCTAATGATCCATCACCCTTTAAAAATTGAGATGAATTGGCCCCACTAACCCTAAATTTATTTGCACGGATGAATCCGTTTTGATCAATGAATAACCCCGTACCTCCGCCAAAACCATCCGAAACTTGCTTTTCGGTTGCGGAAATAACATCATTATCGATTAGTTTTAGGAGTGCTTTGTAGGTGTCCGCGACAAGTTTACCCGTTAGTGTAGACATTCTTTAATTGCTTTAATTTAATGCAATTTAGAGAAAAATTTGGCTCAATTTTGAGAGGCGATAAACTACAAATCCAATGATGATTACCGATTCAAAAAAGATAGTAATTATGGCCCACATTGGAATCACATTTTTTACCACCTCTTTCTCATACAATTTCACCTCATTCTTGTATTTAGAACGATATTTTGCATCATAAATATTAGCAACTGAATCCATGTTTATGGTGGCTTGAATCTTGCCACGTAACGAACGAATTATAACCTTCCCATGTGGTAGATTAGATTTGTAATAAAAATCCTTTAAACCCAAAGAATCGCATGGATTTTCGATTGTTAATGTATCATGGATTGGTTTGATTATTTCAATTGTTCGTAAATCACGAACGGTATCATGTACGATAATTGTTTCCTTTGTTGTGGCGATTTGTTTGGCCTTACATGATCCCAATAAAATGATCACTAAAATAATGAGATTAATATTTCTCATAGGTCGTTTTGCCACCATGCTTGATGGCCCTTAAAATTTGATTTCTATTTTTGCCATTTCCAACATAAGAAACATGCACCCAATCGGGATTGGTCGATGTTCCAAACTCCCAAATCATTTGGTCAAATGTTAAATTACTTTTGATAAAATCAAAAATCATTCGATTGCTTACCACGTTAGCCGATAAATCATGGTCAATATCCACCGCCTCACCACTCACATGTTGGCTATTTTTGGCCCCACCAATGGCATTATTTAACTCCTTAGATCTAAACCCACTTGATATAAGGATTGGAATTTGGAAATGTTTGCGGATAGGCTCTAAAACATTAACGCATAACTCACGTAAATTATCCGTTTGCTCGGGATTTGGCATGTTTTTTATGCCATTTCTTTTCGCATAATCACTTCTTGTAAATTCACCTAAATCAAAATGCTCACTTAATTTCATCCGATTGTTTTTTAATCGATTTACCTAATCTTAATTTATGGTTTTCCTCTCTTAAATGCTCGATTTCAATTGTCAAATCATCAACCTTTTTGCTCAATTGGTCAACTTTGGCCTCCAATTTTTCGTTCATCGCGGTAACCATGTCAATCACTCGTTGGCTATTTTCTAATTGTATGGTTGAAATGTCCGCATTTTCTTTTCGTTTACCGATTATCCATCCGATAAATGCGGTGATTGATGATGTTACGATTCCAATGATGGCCTCTCTTGTTTCCATTTTATACTACTTGTTGGATTTTGTTTGACAATTCTAAAATACCACGAAAATAGGTATAATCATCATTGTCATCCATGATGTAATTAACGGATTCACACACGCATGTAAATACATTAAACCCATCGGCCGACAAATTGAAATAACCATTTGATCGTGTACGTACTAAATCTAAAATTTGGCTCATCGCCTGGTTAGATTGAATCTCTCCACCACTATCTCCTTGGTATCTCGTAACGATCTCAATTCGTGTAATGGTTTCGGTAATAAAACTCGTTTGATTGTAATCCGCCTCGGTTGTAGAAACCGAATACAAATAAATGTAAGGGAATGTCGCATTAGATGGAACCCGATTGTAAATTGGAACCGCAACACCATTGATTAACACATTGCCCGTGAGCCTTGTGATAATCGCTTTTCTAATAAATTGAATTGCCTCTAACATTACTTGTTCGCTAATCTATTTAAAGTTAAATCTAATCGTTTTTCTAATTCATCAAATTCCTTGCGGACCGCAGGGAAAAAATAAGGTCTTGCATAAACAAATCCCCTCCCCTTTCCTTTGCCTTTAAATTGCTCGGCATACGAACGTGGAATGCCTAATTGATCAATCTCACGCAATGTAACACCTCGACCGGTTCCAAACTCAATGTATGGTGCATAAACCGCCTTGGCAAACACCCTAACGTTTTGTTTATTTTGTCTTTCGGCACCGATAGAACTTTTTAAATTACCATCCTTCACCGGCACGTAATTCTTTGCACTTTCAACTATTTTTAAAGAGGTGATACCCAATTCGTTTGAAAGTTCTTGTGCGGATAATTTGCCAAGATCCTCAATCTTTTTGCGTAACATCATCAATTGGTTTTTATCAATACGTATAGCCATTATGCCTCCACTTTTGTTGCACTCATTTTAACCCAAAAATTTTCAAACGTTTGGTAATTACCATTAATACGATATTGTGTGGCATTACCTTCCACATTAAATACATCCTCGTTTTGGATTAGATCGGCGGTTTCCTTTCTAATAACAATCCAAATTCTTGTATCTCTTAAACGGATACCATCTTTATTAATTACATCACCCGATTCCTCTTGTACCTGGCACCAAAACGTGCCAATCGTAGTTTGTGATGATGACAATGTACCACCATACCCATCGGATGTTTTAACCAATCGTTTAACGACAATGCGTTGTTTTAAGATAGATGCGGTGTTTTGTGCCATTAAATAAACATTGCTTTATAACCATTTAAAATTGCTTGTGATGCCGATGGTACATCTTGAACGATAGTTCCGGTAACATAATCCGTTCTATTATCGTAATACGTTGAAACCATCATCAACAATGCTTGTTTTAATAAACCATCGGACATGCCCAATGTGGTGTAATTGATTTTTACGTTTACGTAAACCCCCTCTAATTCAATAATTTTATCATCTAAACCAAACACATTGTACTCTATTGGTGTATTTTCTTCGGTTCCGGTTACACTTTGAATCGATGCAATAGGACCAAATGGAACATCAATTAACAAATCCCATGGAGATTTCTCCAAAAAATAGGTCCTTGTTTTAGCCACTATATCTCGGCTCAAATAATTCTCGGCAACAATACGTGCCGATGTAATCATTGTACCTAATAACGTATCATCCGCACTTGTATCGATGCGAATGAAATTCTTACAATCGGCAACCGTGATGATCTCCGATCCGGTCGTTGAATTAATTCTAATTTGTGGCATTTTACTTTCGTTTTTTACCCTTTGTTTCGTAAACTATTTTTTCCTCTTTGGTTTCCACAATTGCCTTTTCCACTTTTTCCACCTTAATGCCTAATTTATTATCGATGTAATATTTCTCTAATTCATTTGACAAATGAACGATGGATCCCGCATAATGCATGGTGTTGCCATGGCATACCGTTTCAATCATTTTTAATTCTCCCATGTTGATTAAATTATAGTTTCAAGGATCTCATCATCACTAATTTGATCAATGATAATTTCCTCATCCTTTTTTTCTTTCTTAGCCTTTACTTTCATGGCCCAACCTTTCTCAATGTATAATTTTTCGGTTTCATTTGAAACCTCATAAATTGAATCGGCCTTATGGTATGCGATGCCATCATTGACATTTTTAAGCATTTGAACTTTTCCCATATCATTATTTTTTGTGTAAATATAAAAGAAAAAGCCACCCAAAATTTAGGTGGCTATTTTCTATTTGAAATATGCAATTAAAACTATACTCCGATCGCCGCGATGTCCGTAGCAAATACACCCTTAACGATAGCCAATGGTGCGTAGTTAGTTAAAGCAATTCTTTCTACCAAACGAACGGTAACGAAACCATCACGTACGTTTGTTCCATCCTCACGGAAGAATTCCAATGACAAGTTCTCACGAACCCACATTTGAGTTGCCAAACCAAAGTTACCAACCAAGTAAGTACCTGCGGTGATAGCCGTGTTTTGAACTACCGGAATTCCTAAGAATTGTGGTTGTAAGCCCATGTATGCTTGCTCTTGTAGGTACTCGTTTGTAGTTGCCTTCAATAACAAGATTTTAGCAAAATCAGTTGGATTCAACATGATGTAATCCGGACGATAGTTCACCAATGCTAATTGGTTGATCGCAACGGTTAATACGTCGAATTGGTTAGCCGCCGTGATAGTATCAGCGAATGATCCTGCCGCGAATGCCGTAGCACCACTTGTAGAAATACCACTAATGTTTGGAGTTGTTCCATTACCATAAAGTAATTGAGTATCCTCAACGGTTAATAATTTCTCGGGCGCACGTGCCGCCAAATACGATGTCAATTGTGGTGTGTCATTCAACATCTCCTCCGAGATACGGAAATAAGTACCAATTTTTTGAACGTTAGCATCGTATGCAGTCAAATCGAAATCCGATTCAGTAAATGTTGAACCTTGTGCCGTAGCCGCCGCACCATTATCATAAGCCGATTCACGTACGTAACGTACAACCTCTGCAGTTGTTGAACCTTGTGGCAACAATTGACGAACGTGTACCGGACGCGTAGGATCATACTTGATACCTGGAACGTATTGAGCCGGAATAACCTCACCCGTAAAGTTGTTAGCAACAGTCATATCGCCCGCCTTGATTTCAAATTTAGCCGAACGTGATGCACCATTGATGATAGCATCTAACGCACCTTTTGAAATTCCTTCAACCAAAGATTGTTTGAAAGACTTTACCGTTGCACCATTACCAAACTTCTTGTTAGCAATTTCTTGTGCATCAATACGTGAGTGAATCTCGTTGAATTTAGTTTCTAAATTCTTGATTTCACTTTTCAATAACTCATCGGCTTTACCGGTAGCACTTGCAACCGCTTGCCCTTCCGCCTTTGCAATGCGGGAATCAATTGCCGAGTTTAACTCGTCTAATTGTGATTTAATTTCTTCTGACATCTTATTTTTCTTTAATTTTTGAATTTAAATATTTGAATATTTCGGAAACATCAACCCCTTTGTCAACCGGCAAGGTGTCAACATCGGACGGCCTTGTGATTTCTTTAACAAATAAAGATTTCAATTTCATCAACTCACTTTCAATAGCGTAACCAAGTTCATCGGATACGTTTTCCTTTTTGATCAACTTAGCCAACGTGTCAAAACGTTTTGCTAATAGATCTTGATCAATCTCACCTTTTGCATCGGTAATTAGGGCCATTGGATTAGCCGCTAACGTAACGCATGAGATTTCGTACAATTTACACTCCTTTAATTCACGGATCCCATCACCACGCATTGATTTAACAATTGGCATGATACCAACCGAATTTTCGGTGATCACTCCGTTTTTCATTAATAACAAAACATCCTCACCCATACGTGTTTTAGGGATTTCGGCTACGAAATACAATCCGTATGAATCCTCTTTTAACTCGGTGAACTTTCCTAATGGTTGATCGATGCGATGTTGATTACAATAGCGAACACGTGATCCGTTCTCTTGTAATGTTTTAGTGTAGGCACCTTGGAGGATAATATCCCCATCCGAATCTACATTACCAAAAACCGAACCATAACCCTTTACGATTCCGTTTTCCTCATCAATGTCATCAATACCGATTGATGTTTGCTTAAATAACATACGTTTATCTTTTTGTCAAAATTAGTTAATAAGGTAATTAGAATTTTGAATGCAAAAATTAATTTTCCTTGTATGCAATGTATCCACCATCCCAAACATTAAAATTATCAAATATGTAAACTATTTCTTTGCCATTTGCATTTTTAAGCATTTCAACCAT